ACCCTAATACTAATGTTATTCGTTGGAGATATACAAACGAGTCAAGTGATAAATTTGGTTGGCCAAACTATGGGAGGATATTAAATGCCAGAAATAAAAAACATAAAGTTAGATAACTATAAAAAATATTGGGTCACTGACACTGCACAGGGGCACTTAATTAAAATTTGTCATGGTAATAATGATCAAGTTTTAGAAATAGATTGCAGATGGAACAACCGTGAAAGAGGTAAAGATGGCAGACCGAGAAGTAAATAGTGGTGATAAATTTTGGTATGAGATGGACTATGATGATGCAGTCACATTAAACCAAGAGTTACAAGCAAAGCAAATGTTTTTTGGAGCAGATAACAATATAACAATTGCAGAAAAAAAATTATTAATCTTCACTCAAAAAATAATTGATGGTGAATTTGCGGAGGTACAATGGAACTAAAAAAATCTAAAAAAGGTCATGAAAGAGGACGTTTCATAATGAAACGAATGTTTACAGTTAAATATGACGAGTCACTCGTTCCTGAACATGAACGATACAATGTATTTGAAAGAGCAGGTAGAGCTATAATTGGTCATGAAAACATGATTCAAGAATGTAGAGTTTGTAATGAATTTTTGACTCAAAATAATTTTTCTGTAGAAGGAAAAATAGACAAATATGGTAGAACAATTTTAAGAACTATTTGTTTAACCTGTGACGGTAAAAATAGATTAACAATAATGCATCTTAAAAAAAATCCAAATACTCCTAAACCCGGACCTAACTGTGACTGTTGTGGAAAACCTTTTGGTGATAAAAAACCTAGTTTAGATCACGATCATAAAACAGGTAAGTTTAGAGGATGGGTACATGTTAATTGTAATAATGCTTTAGGTAAACTTGGAGACAATGTTGCAGGCCTACAAAAAGCTTTAGATTATTTAAAAAGGACTACACCCAATGATTAAATGGAACAAACAATTTACTTACCCTGAATCAATTCGATCACTTATTAATAATGAAAGACACTATTCTATTAATCAGACAAAGTTACCATCCGTTACTACTATTCTTCAAGCAACACAGACTGAAGAAAAGAGAGCTGTATTAGAAGCATGGAAACAAAGAGTCGGGGATCAGGCCGCCGAAAATATTAAAAATAGTGCCGCAAATCGTGGTTCTATTATGCATAGAATAATAGAATCTTATTTATTAGGTGAAAGACACGCCGATTTAAGCGATCAAGGACAACTTGCAGGGGTAATGGCCCAAACTATTATAAACGAAGGCCTAGAGGGCTCTATGGACGAAATATGGGGTACTGAGGTGACTTTGTACTATCCTGAATTATATGCCGGTGCATCCGATTTAGCAGGGGTTTATGAGGGCAGAGAATCTATTATGGACTTTAAACAATCTAATAGACCAAAACAAAAGGCTTGGATTACTGATTATTTCTTGCAACTTGCAGCATATGCAACAGCGCATAATCAAGTCTATGGTACAAAAATACAGTCTGGTACTATTTTAATGTGCACTAAAGACAATTATTTTCAAAAATTTACGGTGTCTGGTCAAGAATTTCAAAAGTATATGTGGGATTGGCTACGTAGAGTGGATCAATATTACAATGAATTGGGCAAAAATGCGTCAAAATAAAGGCAACATAAGGTTCAGGGTGCAGGCTTCAGGGTTCATGTTCCACCTAAGGAACTTATTTTATACATTTGTAAAAAATATTTTTTTAAATTTACCCCCCTGGAACATGGAACAAATAGGTAAGCAATATAGTATCTCATTGAAATTACAGCATTTTTTTAAGGTATTTTGTTCCAAGGACTCTGGAACACACTGGAACAAATCTTCAAATGGCCAATAAAAGCTACCTTTTTGAGTTTTTTTGGTTTAGAACAATGTATAAAATAAAATCCTATGGCAAAACCAATCGTCTGTCAGATTAAAAAAAAGAAGTATTACCTGTATAAAATCACATGGATTGATATTACAGGTGAAGAAGATCATGCTCATATTGAGCAATTTGATAATATGAATTACTCCACACTGATAACATATGGATTTTTATATTCTAAAGATAAGAAAATGATTAAAACATTTTCAACTTATGATACTGAAGATGAAGTGTTTAGTGGACGTAATGTATTTCCAACAGGATGTATTAAAAAAATGGAGAAAATATTAATCTGATGTTTGGTCTTCTAATTGTTTTGACTCTTGTCTTACTTTATCTGTCAATTCCTCAATATCAACTCCTTCTAATATTGGAGAATAATCGTCTATTATTTGTTTCATTCTTGATTCTAATTCTTCTGTTGATAAATCTTCTAGTTTACCAGTACGAATTATTTTCTGTTCAATATATAGACCCGCAGCTTTACCTCGTGCAACCTCAGCGTTTACTGCCGCTGACCAAGCTTTCTTTTCTCTAGCCTCATCTCTTAATTTTGCTAATTCTGTAACGTGACTACCAAAAGTTACATCATATTTTTTTTGTAATTCTTCTCTTAACTCTCCAATGTATTGTACTACTAATGGATATTTTTTTGGATTTTGTAATACACTAGCTGCCTGCCTTGCAGATTCTTTTGCATAGCCTGCTTCTATTGCGCACTGAGTAGCTGTTTTTCTACCTTCCTCAGATACTAATATATTTGCAAATTTAATTTGCTGTTCTGTTAATCTTTTTGGTACACCCATTATAATTTTTCTTTTAATGAATCTAAGTAGTCTTGTTCATCTTTATCTAGTTCTTGAGTAGTATTCTCTTTACCAAATATTTCTTGCCAACGTTGTTTATATACATCATTACTTGGTCTAGATTTACCATCCCATTTTCTGCCTTTTTCTGCCTGCGTCATTTTGTCCATCCTTTTGCTATTGCTTTTACCATAACATCATATATATTACAAGTGTAATCAGGTTTAAAAATACTTAACAAATGTATTCTGGTTTGACCTGATTGCGCTCTTTGTTGATTGTTTATACATGGGGTCTGGCTTACGATGTCGTGGGAGATAACCATTCGGCTGATACTGAGGCCCCGTGTTAAAAGATAGAATTTATGCAAGGCAAACATTTAAGACAAGTATTAGATAAGATGATGAAAGCGGATGCAGCAGGTAATGCTCGTGTCCAAGTTTGTTTACCTGATGGTAAATTTTATGATATTTCCTCTTTACAATTAATGGAAAATAAATTAATTGGTTTTAGAGAATCTCACAGATTAGTATTTACTGTACAAGCTGAAACATGGAATATGGGAAAGGTTTTAAAGAAAATTGGATAGTCTGTTAGTTCGAAAAACGGATGAAACCTGAAACCAAATTCTATGCAGAAATTAAAAAACATTTTAAGAAATTTAGCCTCATTCGACTGGAGAATCTTAGCGTTCCCGGTACTCCTGATCTATTGGTCTATAATAATAACTGCCACTTTTTCACTATAGAATTAAAAGTTACAAAGACTAACAAAATTAAATTTTCTCCACATCAAATTGGCTTCCACGTGAAACACCCACTGGAAACTTTTATCCTAGTTAAAGACGCCTCTCTTAACGTTCCAAAACTTTATGAAGGCTCCTGTATCCTGAACCTTGTATCCGGTGGCCTGACCCTTGAACCAAGGGTTCAGGGATTTAAAGAAATAGAAAAATATTTAAGCGCGCTTGGCGCTTGAAGCTTGAGCCTTGATGCTTGAAGCTTGATGCTTGTCGCTTCAGGATTCCTGCGTCATATCGTCACTGCGACAATTTGTCGCAGGCTTGTGGCTTGATGCTTGACGCTTGTTGCTTGTGGCTTGATCCTTGGATCCGGCTTCCGGCGTCATTTCGTCACTGCGACAATTTGTCGCACGTTTGTAAAATTTGGGGTGCCTCCAAACAAATGTCATTAATGTTTGCCGTAGGTTATGTTTTTAATTTTAGGATCCCAACAAGCTCTGCAATCTCCGCATTCGTTGTTTTGATCAGGAGCTGGACAAGTTCGCGTTGTTGTGCTCACCGTCGATGTATTAGGCCATGAAGCCGGGGCCTCCTGGTCAATCATCGTTGCAGAGAACCTGATCACCAAATTGTCTGGCTTATCTTTCAAATATTTTTTGGTCCATGCTTCACGCGTTGGCATCCAGTGTTTTTTTGTAGGTGTATTTCTACACACTTCAAAAATTTTGTAAAGATGGTCCACGTCCTGAACATCTCCG